TTTTTGGGGTATTCCTTACATCATGTCCCGTTCTAGGCGAGTGAAGTATGTGTCATGCGATTATCTCTCCTTTTAACTCATCCTTCATAACGAAGATATCCGCAACATCCTCGTACTCTTCTAGGCAACCTTCATAAACATAGTTTACTAGCAATTCTTCATCATAATTAACTACCTCTGTTTCAATCAACTCATAAGCCCTCCTAACTTATCTCTACATTCTAGTTTGAAGCGGCTAATGAACGTTGTGTGCGTCTTTAACTTACCGCCTAGCTTGTCCGTTAATAATCTAGCAATATCCCTATCATTCGTCTCTCCTCCGAGCCATTCGCTGATTATGATGCTTCTACGTCTGTCCGGATTAGGTAAGATGGTCGATAGAATATCCTGTAATTCCATGCTCTCTGTTCCTAGTAATCCTTTATCATCGACAGGCTCATAATTCTCCGTTGAACCATCATCAGCATTAAGGTCTAACTCGCTGAATCTCGAACTATCTACGTCTGTGTAGCGATTATTTTCAATTAAATAAGAGGCTTCTTTCGCCGCTAGACTTCTGATAGTATTCGCTGTTACTCGCTTAATTACTCCTGACTCTGCTACTCTAATGATTCTAGAGTAAATTCTTTCTTCTACTTTCGTAATATCCACGAAATGATGCGAAACATCTCTTAACACCTCTTCTACTGAGTTAAGAATATTAATATCTTTAACTACCTCTAGTAACTTCTCGTAATTAACTTTCATAGCTCGTCTGCCCCTCTACTTAGTATACCCACAAATAACTCTATTTGTCTACATACTATTTTAATTTATTTTAAATACTTACGTTAATCCTTGGTACATCACGCATTCTATCTAGTGCTACTTTTAATCCGCCTTCAATTCCATATCGCATTAAAACTTCGTTAGCATCCTTCTGCTCTCCGTAATCTACTATACCTAGTTCGAAATCTGTTCTTAGTAATTTCTGCAACCTTTCGTTGAGTAATCTTCCTGCCGAGTCGTTATCCCCTCCGAGAATAAACTTTTTTATACCACTACCTCTAAGCAGTTCTAACTTGTATTTATTTATACTCGCTGACCCTAGCGCTATTCCAGGAATACCTGCGGAAGACCACGACAATGCGTCTATCTCCCCTTCTACAATTACTGCAACATCGCTTCCCTTAGCCTGATGTAATCCGTATACTAACCTACTTATTGGGGTACCGTTTCTCTCGTAGAAGAAGTTTTTACCCTTAGTGCTACGGTATTTAATAGCAGCTGTGCGTCCATAAATGTTATGCCAAGGTATTGCGGTGAATCCTTTGTGCTCGGGGTTGTATCCGGTTCTGTACTCAATCTGAATGTCGTCAGATATTCCTCTTCTTCTCAGGTAAGGACTTATAGCTGTAGTTATAATGCCTTCACTCAATACGGTATTCCTAATCCTTTTCTTAGCCATTATCTCAGGTGGCCTAATGTCCGTATGGTCTTCGTATAGAACCCCGTACTTATCTAAAAGGTATTCCTCTGATTGCTCCTCGGACTCCCCTCTTAGGTATGCGAGTAGTCTAGGTAATCTTCCGTATCTTTCCGTCTCTACGATGGCTCCGCTATCTCCCCAATTACCTGCATACTCTCCTTCTAGATTTAGGTAGAAACTAGGTTTTGAGTCCTGTCTAAAAGGAGATGACGCTATCAGCTTGTCCTCCGTCCAAGTTGCCCTATCTCCCCACTCATAGTCGATTACTTCTTCCTTTATATCTAAATCTATCTCATATCCTCTTACTTTTATTACAGCCATTTATCGAAATCATCCTCTGTTATTAATATTGCTATCATTATTATTAGCATAACTCCGAATAAGATTCCTGAGTAGAATGTCGGTTCGCTAAAGTATTCCACATCACGTCAACTCCTTATAACATTCTGAGCATATCCTTAAACCATTTAACGACCTCACTTCTTTTGCTAGTCGACTGCATCTAATACACTTTCTCTTATTATCTCTCATAAAGGACCTCCGTAATATGTGTCTGTACTAAAAAATGCTACTAGGAGAAACCCTGTTAGTATACCAGTGATAAATCCTATTACTACACTTATGAAATGAATATCTAAAGTAATCATTATTTAATCTCCTTTAAAATTCGAATTCGTTTTCGTCAAACTCGTCTCTAGGCATTTCCTTAACTATTCCGTAGTTAGGGATGTACAATATTTCAGATACGTTACCTTCTCCACCGTCACGTCCTTTATTAACAGCTACTAATCCTCTTCCTTGCTTGTAATCCGTGTCTACAGCGATTAATAAGTACGCATCCTCTAATAAACTCGTAGTCTTCTTAACGCTGTTTCTAAGAGGTATTACTAGCTCTCTTCCAAGCACGTCGTCTTCCTTCTCTGTATCCGTCTCATCTGCCTGTGTTATAGCTATAATAACCGTTTCCGTCTTTCCTGCCAAGCGTCTTAGTTTGTTAGACGTGTTGGTAGCGTCTCCTCCTATTGTTTTAGAGGTATTCCTTTCGTAGTCCATATAATAGAACGGGTCGATAATGACGAAGTCTGCTTCTGTATTAATAATATCGGATTCTAACGCTGCGATTGAACGGTCCTCAAAGTCATCGTCATCTACGGCTCTTACTATGATTTCACCCTCTAGCGTATCGTTCAGTGTATTCAGGAATTCGAAGAAAGACTCCTCAATCTCTTTTGGCATCTCTCCTTTACGGAGGTCTGCTGAGCTGAATCCGGATTCCATACTAACACCGTCGATTAATGCAGTAGTCCTTCCTTGCTCTCCTGATAAGGATACATAGACTCTTACTAGCACCTCATACATACCCATCTCTAGCGCCCATAGAAGTACTCTAGCGCCTTGTGTCGCTGCATATACTCCTTCTTCTAAAGTAATTACTGACTTACCTCTTCCTGACTTTCCGTACACTGTATATAAGTTAGATGACAAGTACTCTCCTATACATGTGAACTTAGATTTCCATACTTTAATAGATTCTCCGTCTTTCCTCTTCTTATATTCTTTCTTGAATGTTTCTCCATCTTCCTTAACACTGACTCCTACACGGTCTCTCGACATCTTAGTGCGGACGATACTTTCTGTTTTCTCCGGTAACCATCTCTTTAGGAACTCCTCCACACCAAGCTCATTCAAAGCTCGTTCAAAAAGCGAATACTCTCCGTCTTTCTTTTGGAACCATTTCAGTAAGTCTACCTGAGCCGAGTAGTTTTTTATTTCTTTCGCTAAATACTTATAGCTATCTGTTACATCAGGTATATACTCATACCCATCTACCTCTGTTGCTACGGATGCGTAGGACGGTACTTCACCATTATTCTTCTCGGAATACCTCTTTATAAACTTGTATGTCTCTTTATCTACGTCTGTATGCATGTCCTCTAATGTAATGTTATGCCTGCTGAGTTGAGTGATATCTCCTTCTTGAATAATCTTGTTCAAGAATAGTTTTGAGTAATCCATTCTTATTATCCTCCTATAAATCCGTCATACTTCCTCCGTGAATCTTTTTAAATCTTCGTATACATCCTTCTTAAACTCTTCTAACTCTTCTTTTGTATGAAGTACTCTACCTATAGTGTCGGCATAATTCAGTTTATCTAAAGCTAAATCTATACGTTGTTCATTAGTCATACTACGCTCCTCGGGAGTTAATACTCTGACAGATTTAGTTTTCTTCGATAGTGTAATCTGTTCTGAATCTCCGTAATCTATAACATTACATATATCCTCTTCCGATACAAGTAACCTCATTCCCTCTCCGTTGTCTACTGTATAAAATGCTTTATTATCTTCTTCTTCGATGTTAGACGCAATAAATGCTATTTCTTCTACACTCCATAGCATAGACGTCGGAATCTCGTCGTTTCCGTATAGCTGAACAACTCCGTTTAGATTTATATCAGGGTTAAAAATATATTCACGTCTCATATCCGCACCTCCTATTTACCTACATGTTTTCTCTTTGATTTACCGCCCATTCTTATTACTCCTGAGTTATTCCTAATTCTATCGTACAACCTAGCGTCGAATACTTCTTCCATCTCTGAGATAGATAGGTTAGATGTATAAACAGTAGGAAGTCCGTTAGTAACTCTTGCATTAATTATAGAGTGAATATAACTTCTGAACGCCTCGGTAGCGTCCCTAACGCCTATATCGTCTATTACCAGGTAGGACACGCTCTGTGCCTTTTTTATACGCTCTCCAAATCTTTTTAAAGAATCCTCATCATTCGTCATAGTTGCGATATTGTACTCCGATTGCATTTCGTTGATATCTAAGAACATTCCTAATAGTTGAGGTACGGTTTTACCTTCTTTTTTATACCTTACATACTCCCTCATAATCCACTCGTTCAATAGCGCACATGCTGTAGTTGTCTTCCCTGTACCAGGTTCTTCGCTGTACAAGTATACGGAACGGACCTCCTCGGTTCCAAATGTTTGCACATACCTACCTAGCGACTCATATACGCCCTTGTGATGCTCTCTAGCGGGCGAATTAGATAGAGTGAGGTGTTTGTACTCGGAAGGAATTCCGGAGCTTCCTACACGCCCTCCTGAGCCTTCTAAGCCATTCAAAGCTATTCGGTGCGGACAATGAGGAGGGCAAGTAGCGCATCCTCCTACTCTATTACCGTCTAAAATACACTTCTGCATCCTTTACCCTACCTTTCTACCAAATAAATTCTATCGTTCTCTAACGTTATTTTATCGTACGAAACTGTTTTATTACATACGCAGCAGTGTACCGTATTTCGTGCTACATATTCGTTCTTGTAATTAGTAGCCATACGACTTACATTCAAAAATGTTTCGCAAGTACTATACATATATTGTACGTAACATGTGTAGCAAAAATCTGTTACCATACCTTCACCACCATTCCGTAATATCTTCGATTTCTGTCGGAGCAGATGCTTCTACGCTTGTCCCTTCCTGCCGTTCTTTCCGTCTAATTGCGTTTAATTCCTCAGATTGAATCTTCTGCCATTCAAACTTACGATAAGTCCACATAAAGCCGAACGAGGTTCCTGGATACTTTTTATTAGGTCTATATGATTCGAAAGTTCTGTCGATAAATTCCTTCACAGACTCGTTACTTGCTGTACGTGGCTTAGGATTAGTTCTCGACTTGGTTCCGATAAGTGTTCCTAGAATTCTTTGTTCTGCGCCCCATCCTCCGAACGGAACGTAATCGCATCCGAACAACTCTTTATGCTTACTCTTTAGATACTCCGTGAATGTCGTCACATTCCATTTTTCTATTGGTCGATTTCTCCAGTCTTTCGCAGGTGCTAGTTTCTCCTTTGCCATCAATATCTCCTCTTTCTTTTGTGCTGTAAATAAGTGCCCACGCATCCTCTAGAAGTGTTTCGTCCTTAGCGAATGTCGGAAGTATAATATAGTGGTGTAGGTCTAGTATTATTCTGAATAACTCCGCATTCTCTTCCTCTTTTTCTAGTATAGCATCATGATAATACTTTAGCAAGCTATCCACTACTAATACCTCCGTCTATTACTAATAGCTCATGCTTACATGTCAGTCTTTTGAAGAATTTCATTAGCTATACACCTTCCCTACTACTACATACTCATTATGGCAAATATTGACCGGAACATCGTCATAAGGTGCTTCTAAATATAATCCCCTCACATTTACGACGTTATCTAGAACATCCACTACTTCCAGGATAGCTCCGTTCTCATAATTACCTGTCACGAAGCTCGCCTCTGTAATTTGGATTAAATCTCCTACTACTGCTTTTCTTGAACACTTAGGACTGGCGAAAGGGTTGTCCTTTAGAACTTCAAATTCTCTCGGTCTTATAAAGAAGTTTCCTCCAGGAATCCCTTCTAACTCTTTTACATATACGCCTATCGAGTCTTCTACTCTATCGACAGTTAAGATGTCTCCTTTAAGATAGAATCCTAATGAATCCGTGTCATCCGTAATGCGTATTTTATCACCCGCACATACTTCTTCTTTGCCATTCTCCATTGCTTTCAAGCCGTCTTTGTATCCTTTTTCATATGACTCCTTCTCCAACTTAGCAAACTCTTCCTCAAACAGTTTAGCGATTTTTTCTAACATATTACATCTTCCTCTCTTTTAATCTATTGGCGTAAATGTAGTATCAATAGGCATCGATATACTTCCTTCATCATTGCTTATATAGAAAGCTACGATGCCGTCTGTTAATAACTCTAATCTCTCTACTCTGTAATACTTCTTTCTAGTTGTTTTATCTAACTTGCTGCTATTGTTAGCTCTAATGACTTCTCCAATCTTAGGCATTGATTCCCTACTGTACATATCCCCCTTCCTCCAATCTACTTAAATATCTTTTTAAATAGTTTACCTGTCGCTTTACCCGCTGCTCTTCGTCCTATACGTTGCCCTATCTTACCTTTCTTAATTGCATTAATATCGTTCGATATACGCAACGCCTTATAGATACCGCTCTTTATTTTCACAATCATTACCTCCTCTCTTAACGCCTATCCTTACTTTAACATAGTTGAATATTGCTTGTCAACACTTTTAATTAATTATTTATTTTTGCACAGTTTCGGATGTGCTTTAGCACTCCGACGGCTTTAGCCGATAATCTTTATACAGTATAGTTCATATACAGTATAGTTAATATATACAGTATAGTTCGTATGGCAGTTTTGCCACAGTAGTTAGTTACGTTTATGCCATATACCCCATGTCAATTCTGATACCTACGGTACTATAAAACAGAATACCCGTTCGATAATCTACGTCCTTTTTTATCTCTTCTTTCGAATATCTTGATGTACCCTTTATCCGATAATTTCTTTAGCGCTTTCCTAGATGTGTTGTCGCTCACTCCCGCCTTTTTCATAATAGTAGTCCGAGAAGGGAAGCACTCTCTAGATGTATTATCTGCGTACATCGATAAAACAGCGTACACAGCTTTATCAGACGCTTTCAACTCCTCGTCCATTAATACTCCAACATTAATCAT